CTACCCTATTGCACCAGCTAACTTATCAAGTGCAATGTACTCCTTATTCGAAAGCTCTTCAATCATTGAAGTCAGTTTGGGTATATTGAGTGAGTGTTCGTTGATTATCATTTGTTTAAGCGTATTGTTTCGAAGAGAACGAGCCTTTAGTTCAATATCCTCAAATAGGTTGTAAAACAGACTGCCATCAATTAATCCAAGTTTATGTAAATAATGAATTCGCTTGGTCATTAACGTCTTATGCTCAGATAACATATGTAATGCTCTTATATATTGATGATCGGCACGAACAGATTCAATTAATTTGCTATAAATGTGGATACCAAATACAGGGTCCAGACTGCCGTGCAGACATTGCTCTTCTGCTGGAATGCCTTCAATGACTTCAAAGTATGCAGCACTATTCGTAGAATTAAGATAATGTTTCAGTGAGATTTTGAAAAACTCCAAATTGAAACGATAGGACTTGAACGAATTCATGGAGATAAGTTGTATACCAAATACATTATCCCAACAGTCCTCTTTATAGTTGATATGTTCATTGACTGCTTGCTCAATCTCATAAAAGGATCCCTTTGTTTTCTTATAATTGGGCAACGGGTCAGGAAAAAAATCTGCGATATTAAATTCTTGATTATCCCGATCATAACCGTATATGAATAAATCATGAGGTGCACTTTCTTCAGTTCTATAGGCTTTAATATGTTGTTTATCGATAAGAACATAAATGTAGTTACCATTATTAATTGACTCTATGAAGAAATCGGTAACATTTAACTTGAGCAATTGGATCATTTCTTTTTGCATACTGTGAATATTTAACAACGGATGGTACTCTCTCATTAATGGCTGGTAGAACTCCAAGTGGAAAGTATCCGGTTGGTAGAAATCAAACCTTAGTTGCATGTGATTCGTAAATAACCATTCATGGTAGGAAGGGTGATTGGGAAGAATAGAGTGCATATTAGCATGAATCGGATAACCTTGAATTACAGGTGAATGCATAATAAGTTCTTTTTTCATGATCAATATCTCACTCTCTACATGGGATAGTTAACTTTTAGCGCACCACAAACGCCTTTCTTAATGCTTCACACTTCGTCTAATTACGTACAGCCTATATACGAAGGATATTACACCTGCAATAAAATGTAAATAAATAACATTGTTTTGATATCGATATAAAAGTGATTGCTGTGTTGGGAAATTAGAACAGGTGTCGTCTTTTTTCCACCCGAACGTCTCCCTTAATCGCACCGAAGTCGTACGGAACACCATCCGCGCTAGGAATGAAAGGGTGTAAGATTGTATTATCGGATCAATAACAAGGGACACACCGAAAGCACATACGCTAATGTACAGACCGGCCAGGTGGCCGGTCTTTTTGATGCGGTGAATGTAGTCCCGTTACTGGTTCGATAGCAATACAGACTCTGAGTTAAAAGGGGGAGTCTACTGCTGCTGCACTGTCGCTGCATCGTGTGGGCAGATCTCAAACTTGCAGCCAAAGGGGGCGAAATGAATGTGTCTATGAGAAATGAAATTAGCACTGCCATGAGCACCAGTAAAATGAGTACGCTCATTAAAAGAACGCTGAAACAGAAGCTTGCGGTACTTGTTCCAGATTGGAACGGTCGTGTGCTGGATGTACCTGCGTCAGGCGAAATGTTGGCCGGGCCTTGTGCAGTCGTTGCGTTTGCCGAAGAAGTGCCGAAGTCTGCCTGGGCGGGATACCGACGGATCATCAAAATCTCCCCATACGCTCGTCCAGAAGATGGCGGCGCTGAACAAGTGGAAGCTTGGTCAGCTGATCTAATCGAAGGATTGCACCAGGTAAGACTGGTGGATGAAGCAGGTGAGGCCTTCACTTGTATCTATTTGGGTTCTTCAGATAGTGACCGGGTGGATGCAGGGTCTGGAATGTTTACGCGAAGTCTACGGTTCGGAGTGTATGTTCCCGAAGACTCGGGAGCTGTCCTCGCTGAAACAGGGGACGCGTGGTTAGCTGCGCTTCAAGACTGGACACAGCAGGAACTTGGCCCGGACTGGTCGGTATATGGGGATATCTGGCCTGGTGGGTACGAGAAGCCGTCTGTGTTATGGCGATTGGCTGGATGCAACACGTCTGTGGCGGGGACTTCGGCATTGGAGGTTCGACAGCAGTGGATTGGGCATGTGCTCACCGATCATTCGGTGCTAACACGCCAGACCGTTACTCGGTTGGTAGAGCAACTTGCAGTGCAATCTCGTCTTGCCGTCACTGAAACGGGTGGCGAAGAGCACGAAGGTAACACACGGTATGTGACGGTGGATGAGATCACGGCAGATCTGCAGACGGATGCATATCTGAATGGTCAGATTCGCCTGACGTTGCAACAGCGGATTCGTCGTCCGGGTACGAATGTACCTTTCATTCGTGAGATTCACCATAGCAAAGGTATGGAGTAAATGTTAGTCGAGAGGAACCTTCTATTAGAGGTTGTTCAAAAAGCCCGCTTTTGATTACAAAGGATGCCTAACGGCATCATCAGCATCGAATATGGAATTCAGTCGAATAAGCATAAGCTTACGAAGTATGTTTCCTTTGGAAACATTGTAGTTGCTCACGTAGTTTTCCCTACGCTCTGCTACTCCATTTCTAACTTCATCCCATCTTCTCGGTACTGAAAACCGATCTTTTTGAACATGCACTTTTAAGAGTGGTTCCAGATTATAGCTTTGAAATGATAGATGTAGCTTCAACATTATAGCTTCATATTCATAGGATCAAAAATTCATAGATCAAGCTTAAAGATCATCGTTTTACGAAATTAGTAGTCCAACAAATGAGGTGAGATGGCAATGGCAAGTTCAGTGAAAAAAAGCAAACAGACAGCCCCGCGGTATACACGGGCAGAACTGATGAATCATGCAGAAGCCCTCTTTGCCGTTAAGGCAGAGGTGCTGTACGGTGCGCTGTACGAAGCGGCGCAAGAGACGTTTTCCATTGAAGAAACGCAGGAACGAATTAACCAATTTATGAAAGCGAAGGTGAAGGGATAATGGCAGGCGGAAATTGGGAGCAAACAAATCGTCCGGTCCTTCCGGGATTATATATGAATTTTCAGGCGGCAGCATCTTCGGCCATTCAAGCAGGTACGCGGGGAACGGTCGTGGTACCAATCAAGGCCAACTGGGGTCCTGTTGGGACTTTTGTTGAAGTAGGGAGCGAAGCGGCGATTGAACGTATCTATGCGTCGAATGTGCTGGACAACGGTACGGCTTATACGTCCTTGAAGCTCGCCCTGTTGGGTGGGCCGAAGAAGTTGCTCGCTTATCGGGTAGCAAGTGCTGCGGCCAAAGCAGCTACGCTTACTTTGAAGGACAGCAGTGATGCCAATGTTCTGCAACTGGATGCGAAGTATCCGGGAGATCGTGCAAATAGATTCTACGTCACCATCCAGCCAGGTGTGATTGATAATACGAAGCATGAAGTGCGCCTTTTTGAAGGCAACCGGATGTTGTATGCCCTCCTGACAGCGGATATTACAGCAGCTTCTCTGGCAAAAGAGATTAACGCGGATGAACAAAATGTCTGGGTAACGGCGCAAGCGATTGGCGATGGTGCAGTTGCAACAATTGCGGGTGCGGCATTCAAAGGCGGCGTAAGTGGCAACGATGACCTGACCAATGCAGAGTACATTGCTGTACAGGGTGCGCTGGAAGGGGAGCAATTCGACGTCTTGGCTTTGGATCAGGCGGCAGATGCACCTCTGCTTGCGAGTTTTGCGGCATGGGTGAAACGTGTACGTAGTGAAGGTAAACCGGTGGTGGCTGTATTTGGCGGTTCCGCAGCGGACGACACTTCTGCTTCAGCAGCACAAAAAGCGGCAGCACGTTCGCTTGCGCTCAACCATGAAGGTGTGATTAATGTCGGTACAGGCGTTCGCCTTGGAGATGCATTCTACAGCTCGGCGGAAACGTCCGCCTATGTTGCGGGACTGATTGCCGGACAACGTCTGAACCAATCCACAACCTATGCAGCTACTCCATTCGATGATGTGACACGTCGCTGGACGCGTGCAGAACAGGAGCAGGCGGTACAGAATGGCGTATTTATTTTCTTCCATGATGGACGTCAGGTGAAAGCACTTCGCGGTGTAAACACACTGGTAACGCCAGCCGCTGGACAGAATAATGCGTGGAAAAAAATCCGTTCCATTCGTGTGTTGGACGCTATCAACACGGATTTGCAGCGCTCCGCGGAAGATACGTATATCGGTAAAGTGAACAATACCGAAGAGGGTCGTCAGGCACTGATTAGTGCCATGAAGGCCTATTTGGCGCTGCTCGCACAGAGCAATGTTATTGAAGCTGACGGTTATGATGTCATTCTTGATCCGGCGTATTATGGTGCTGCACCAGTTCTCAAACCGGAAGCGGATCAGGTATTCCTGCAATGGAATGTAAAGCTGACGGATGTAATGGAGCAGTTGTTTGGTACATTTTACGTGCAATAAGGTTGTATGGAAGGAAAGAACTGTTTTATAGAATAATTACTACACGTTGAACTGATGGTTTACACGATAACAGCGATCGGAAGATTGTTCTGACTGCGGAGTTATACCGTGTAATATTTATTAGTTCAATGAACCCAAGGAGGAAAATATATGTTGGATGCGTCAAGAGTAATTCTCGGTACCCATGGTCAGTTGCATATCGATGGTGTGTGGCAGACAAACATTAACAAGTTGGAAGCGAGTGTGGAGATTGAAAAGCGTGAGCTGAACCTGGTCGGTAACGACTGGAAGGTGCACAAAAACGGCGCGAAAAAAGGAACAGGCACGATGACGGGCTACAAAGTCACTTCCGATATGATCCAGCGCGGCTTCACCAAATTCGAGATTATTTCCAAGCTGAACGACCCAGAATCGTATGGACATGAGAGTGTATTGCTGAGAGGTTGCATGGTGGACAAAATCCAGCTTGCCAACTGGACAGCCGGCGAAGAAGTACCGGAGGAAACGGGCTTTACGTTTGAAGGATTTGAATTGCTGAATCCGATTGTGGCGAACTAAAGATTGGAATAGGCACGTGTGATTGTGCTAGTTTGCTCCAGCGTGGTTGCATAGTTACTTCATATAGTATAGACACCAATGCGGGCCGAGATGATCTCGGTCTCTTTGTTGTCTCTACAGGCTTGGAAGCTGGCATAGATAAACCCATTTGTGAAATAAGAAGGAGATAACGCCCGATGAGTATGAATGAAAATATGTCCGAAGAACAGATTTTGGATCAGTTGTTTGAAGCAGCAGAACGTTTGCCAGAGGAGAATGTGCGCATTCAGCGTCTGGATCTGTTGTTGACCTTGCGTGGACTGACGTCCTCCAAAGTGGATCACATTCGCGAACGCTGTACGATTCGTAAAACGACCAAAGGCCGCACCGAGGAAAAGGTGGACACCGAAACATTTAACGCGCTGCTCATTTCTGAAGCAACCGTGAAATTAAAAGTCCGCAGCCTGGAATTGTCCGGCTGGGGTGACACCCGTATTACCGGCCGCATGAAGTTGTCCTGTGGCGAACAGGCGGTACGTCGTATGTTGCTCGCTGGTGAATTGGATGCCGTAGGTGATAAAGTGCTGGAGCTGTCCGGCTTTGGTGTGGAGATTGAAGACCTAAAAAACTGATTCACTCCGGCGGAATGACCACGTTCCTGTATCACATGTGGGTACGTCATCATCTCCGGCCCGGAGAGTTCTGGTCTTTGCCACGCGGGGAGCGCTCGCTGTTGATTGCGTTCTCGGAAGAGGAAATGTCAGCGATAACTTCGCAAATGAATCGATAACGATATAAGGCAGGAGGTGAAAAAATGGCAGAAATGATTGTAGGTTTGTCCAAATCCAATGCGGAAATGCGGACAACCCTTCGTTATCTGGATCAGATTCAGCGTTCCACGGAACGTCTGGGCAGAGTTCGTTATCAGAGTCTGATCAAGGTGAATAATGAGCTGAGAACGACTGGACGCAGGTTGGAGCATATTTATAGTATGGCTGTGCGAATCAGCAGGCTGCGAATCACACCGACGGTTGATCTGGTTGACCGTGCTACTCCGGCATTGAATGGTTTGTTGAGAAAAATGAAGCAAATCCGATCTAAGATGTTGAATGCTACAGCTAGTGTGCAGCTCAAAGTCAGCCACCAGATTTCAGGAGTATCCGTTAATGTGAATTCACAGCCACTGATCGATGCTTTGAATACAAATACCCAATCTATTAATATGCTGAGTACCAAGCTAGACTCTATCAATATTGGAGCGGCACCAGCGGCCGAAGCGAAACCTAAAACTTTTTTGCAGAAGATGAAAGGTATGTTTGATCGTGGGAAATCAATCTCATCTGGTGTGGGGAAAGTCTTTGATGCAAGAAATAGTGGGAAGAAGCTATGGAAAGAAATCACAACACCTGCCACACCGGGGAATAAATTGAAAAAGGCGTTCAAGGTTACAAAACGTGGGGCAAAGTTTGTGAATGATTTCTCGTCCGCAGGGTCCGATTTGATCGGTGGATTCGATGGATTGTGGGGCGATGTAAAAGGTCTCTTTGGTGGAGGTGGAAGCGGAAGTGGGGCAGGTGGCAGTGGTGGGTCTGGCATCATAAGCAAGCTTGGTGGCAACCTCGTTAAAGGAGCGGGAAAATTGTTCGCACCACTCCGTATGTATAACAATATTAAAGAACTTGCAAGCGCCCCACCTGAGGATCGTGCTCGTGCGGTTGGTTCGGTTGCTGGTAATGCAGTAGGAACAGCTATTGGTACCGTACTTGGCAGTGTAATTCCAATTCCGGTGGTTGGGAACATGCTGGGCGGTTCAATAGGCGGTTGGCTGGGTGAAAAGGCAGGCGGTTGGCTGGGTGACAAGGTAGGTGGATTCCTAAAAAACAACGCGGAAGACATCTCAAAAGTAGCAAAATTTGCTTCTGAGGGAGCGAGTTACGTGGCGGAGAAAACGACGAATTTGTTCAATGGGGTTGCAGGTTTTTTTGGTTTCGGTTCTAAAAAGGAAGAGCAGACCGCCCCAGCCGCAGCGGTCATAACGTCACCCTCAACACCTGTAGCAACGCAGACACCACCCCCTCCACCGATAGCACCTCAGATGCCGCCTCCATACAGGTCGGCAGTTCTATCGATCACCGGTCCAGAAGCCTACATGAACAATCGATTTGGTTCACCGACGGCTGCGGGTCTTATGGGAACAAGTGTGATGCAATCCCAAGCGGTAGCAATGAATAACGCGGGTCAACCCAATGAGAAAGCTTCGCCGCTCACAGTGCGTATTTCCGAAGAACAGATGAGCAGTCTGGCAGGTTACCTTAAGGATTTCAAAACGGAAACGACGAACCAGATTGCTGTGAATATTGCACCGGGTACGGTACAAGTGACCGTTCGGGAGAACGCTATTGATTATGACGCAGTTTCTCATCAGGTGGGGCAACGTATCTCTGATGAGTTCCGCCGCGCGATGCAAAATCGCAAAACAATTATGGCCTAAGCAGAAAGGAGGCCGCAGATATGTCTGTACTTGAAGATAAAGTTGGTCCTAACAAAATGTCATTTACGTTGAAGGATGGCAATACTCCATTTCAATTTCCGGTAAACCCTGAAGAAGTTAATATTTCCAGATCTAAGGGATATGAAACGGTCAATATGTTGGAGCATGGCGAGTTTGATTTTGCACAAGGGGAGAAGGTGAAGGAGATCACCTTCTCTTCTTTTTTTCCGAAACGATATGATCCGTCCTATTGCATGGATGAAAAATATTTTCTGGATCCACGCGTGGCGATGAATGTGTTGAACACTTTTCTCATCTCCAAAAAGCCGCTGCGTTTCATCATTTCAGAGACGGGCGTGAACGTGCCTGTTTTTATTGTTTCGCTTAATTCGAGCTTTCGTGGGGGGGAGACAGGGGATATTTATTTCGACCTGACCCTACGCACATGGCGGGATTCCAAGGTGGAGAAGGTGGGCTCTGCGGCATCCGCGAGCAAGTCAGGTTCTCGTACCGATTTGAAAAAAACCAGCAAGACCTACACCGTCAAATCTGGCGACTCCCTGTCCAAAATAGCAAAGCTTGAGCTGGGTAGCAGTTCCAAATGGAACGAGATCTACAAGCTCAACGCAAAGGTCATCGGGAGTGATCCAAACCGGATCAAGCCCGGGCAAAAGCTGGTGATGCCATGACCTACAAGGTCATTGTCGACGACAAATACGACATCACCAAGTTGGTGGAGACAATTACGCTGAAGGACTCGCTTGACCAGATTGCCTATCAGGCCAACATCCGGCTGGCGGTGTCTGCATCTTCCGGTCTGCCTTCGATCTCACCGGGCATGGCGGTGCGGATTAGCGGGGTTCCTTTTGGCGAAAAATCCATGGTTCATCTGCTGCATCCTGCGGTCATCTGGGAGGTGGAAAGCTCGAACAGCGGCACTAAGCGGCTATCTCTCACGGTGTACGACCGAATGATATATCTGGAAAAATCAGAGGACGAGTTCCTGTTGCCTAAGGATCAGACCGCTACGCAACGACTCAAAACCTACGCCAAAGAGTGGAAGATTCCATACGCTACATTGCCAGAAACCAAGACAAAGCTGGGAAAAGCCGTGTATCGGTCACAGACGATCTTCTCGATGATGTTTGCCGATCTGAAAGAAACGGCGAAGTCCGGCGGGGAAATGTACCATCCACGGATGACGCCCGGTGGGTTGCAGCTCTTCCAGGTTGGAAGTAATGCAAAGGTGTATGAACTTGATCGACTAATTGATCTGACCCAGATGCGTACGCTCGAAGGGGCGGTTACCAAAGTTAAAGTCATGGCAGCCTCGGAGTCACCGAGTGGCAAAGAAGTTCCTTCCAAAGTGCTGGCGATTGAGCAGAATGGTGTGGAAGAACTGGGCACATTGCAAAAGCTGGTAGAGGACGATCAGGTGAAATCGACAACTGCCGCGAAAAAACTGGCGAAAAGTCATCTGACGGGTATTCAGGAGACTTTTACAATATCCGCACCGGATGTGAATACGATTCGCGCCGGGGATGCAGTGTTGTTAAAAGGACTGAAGCTGATCGTCATGTCGGTCAGCCGTGATCTGTCTGCCGGACCTGGAACGATGACGTTAGAGTTGGGGACGGCTGAGCTGGTGAAAAGGAGGCATTACCTTGAATAAAGATGATCCGTATGGGCATTTTGCCGACGTCATGCGGGGCGCGATGAGCACGCATTCCCGTCAGGCAGTGAGCGGGCTGGGAGCAGTACTGGGTACGATGACCTCAACCGGCGTGAAGCTGGATGATTTCAAGCACGAAGTGCAGGATTACCTCGTGGCCGAGTTGCCGGGCACGCTTGGACTGCCGGAGCGCGAGGCTGCTGGCGCGATCTCCGGTATACCTGACGTGGCAAATGGCGGAACGACGGGCACGGGACGGTTTCTTTTGCAAAAAGAGGAAGTGGAAGAAACGGTGTTGTCTCTTGGCAAAGGTCTGAAAGCGGGAGATCGTGTGCTGGCGATGCGCGTGAATGGCGGTAACGACATTGTGGTGCTGTGTAAGGTGGTGAGTGCACATGCCTAGTTTGTTCCCGGAAACGGGCGTGGTCTGGGGAGATGAGGACGATCTGTCGGGGGCGGCTTCGGAAGAGGCACGCTTTGGACGGAGCTGGCGATTTGATTACGATGCAGGGGATTTTGTATTGACCCCGAGTGGCAAAGTAGCTGCGGCGGGTGCACACGAAGCCTGGGTGCAGTGGTGCATTAAGGCCGTGAAAACGCCACGTTACAGACATGTGATCTATTCTAGAAACTATGGTACGGAGCTGGAGGATCTGGTGGGGCAGGGTGACAGCCGGGGAGTGATGGAAAGTGAGATTAGCCGGATGGTGACGGAGACGTTGCTGGCTGATCCACGCACGGATTCAGTAGACCAGTTTACGTTTGATTGGAACCGGGAGCAGTGCATGTTCTCGTGTCGGGTGGCGAGTGTGCAGGAAGAGATGTTTATTCTGGAAAGTGAGGTGATCTGACGGGATGGCTGAGATTCCGCGTTATTTGGAGGACCAGACGGAGGAACAGATTATGCAGCGTATGCTGGATCGTCTGCCCGCGGATCTGGATAAGTCGGAGGGTTCGTTCCTGTGGGATGCGGAAGCTCCGGTAGCGTTTATGCTGTCTGAGGCGGCGTTGTGGGCGCAGGAATTACTGCGGCGGGGGTTTGCAAGTACGGCTGCGAGCAGTGATCCGAATTTTCGTTCGGAAGAGCTGGATCTGCGGGCGGGAGAGCACGGTATTACGCGGAGAGCTGCTGTGGCAGCTCAGGGTGCTGTGAGATTCGCGGGTACGCCGGGGAAAGTGGTGCCTGCTGGAACGGTCGTAGCTACGCTCGCGGATGAAGTATCTGCTGAAGCTTCGCTCGAATATGAGACGGTAGGACGTGTGGAACTGGATGCTGAGGGCTCCGGTGTGGTAGGCGTGCGAGCGCTTGTTGCCGGAAAAGAGAGCAATGTGCCTGCGGGCACGGTAACTGTGTTGTCTACACCTGTAAATGGCGTGACTTCTGTCACGAACATTGAGGTGATCAAAAGCGGTGCAGATATTGAGGCTGATACGGCGCTGCTGGAACGTTTTTATGCCAAAGTCCGCAACCAAGGGACAAGCGGCAACAAGTCGCAATATGTGCAATGGGCCAGTGAAGTGCCAGGTGTTGGTGCAACGCGTGTCATTCCGTTATGGCAGGGGCCGGGCACGGTGGGATTGTATTTGCTGGACACGGAAAAGCGCGCTGCGGGTACCGATTTGGTAGCGGCTGTGCAGAAGTACGTGGACCCGACGCAGGATGGACAGGGTGAAGGCGTTGCACCGGCGGGGCCAGTGGTGACTGTCATGCCAGCAGAGGAAGTGCCGATGAACATTCAGGTGAAGCTGACGCTGGCAAGTGATGCGACACTGGCCGATGTACGGGCATTGATCGAACGCGGGGTGACCGCGTACTTGAAACAGTTGGCTTTTGCCGATCCACTCGTTCGTTACACTCGCATTGCCGCGATCCTGCTGGACATTCCGCCTATTATCGACTATTCGGAGCTTACCGTGAATGGTGTGAGTGACCAGAATATTGAGATGACTGCGAGTCAGGTGGCCGTGCTGGGGACGGTGGATGTGCATGAGTAGTGTTGGGCAGACGGTTGATCAGGATGTAATTGGGGAGTGCGGAGACTTAAGAAGATCGGGAGAAGTACGCGGATCCGGATTGGAACTGGTGAGCGAGACACTCCAAGTTGATGTGCAAGGAAGGGAGGGAACAGGGCATGAGTGCTCCTTCTATTGTAGATGTTGGACTGACGAGTGAGAAAGGGCTGGAGTTGTTCTCGTATTTGCCCAAGTATTATGAGACTTCTCGTGTAATGCAGGCCGATATGCAGGCCAAAGGCACCGAGATGGATCTGCTGTATCAGGCGCTGGATGAGACATTGGAGCAGTTTTTTGTCCGTACAGCGACGTGGGGGTTGGACTTCTGGGAGCAGGAGCTTGGCATTGAGACGGATCGTCTCAAACCCGTAGAGCAGCGCCGTGCGGTGGTGGAATCGAAGCTGCGTGGTGCCGGGAAGTTTTCGGGGAGACTGGTTGCGAATGTGGCTGAGGCTTATGCCGGGGGCAAGGTGGATGTAACTTTTCGGCCGGAAGCGTGGAGTTTTACGGTGAGCTTTGTGGATACGATGGGCATCCCGCCCAATATTGATGATCTTAAACGGGCAATTGAGGAATTAAAACCGGCCCATATGGCCGTGGAGTATGAGTATCGCTATCTGGTGTGGGATGATCTGGACAAGAAGCAGAAAACATGGGATGAACTGGACGCCGCGTCCTTGACGTGGAATGAACTGGAGGTGTGGGCGTAATGCCACAAGAAACGGATCGATTGAAGTTACCTCTACCTTTGGGGAACGAGAATGTGACCCGGGAGAGTATTAATGGAATTTTTGAAAAGATTGATGCTGGTGTTGCGACGCAGGCGGATTTGGATACGCTTCGTGAAGCGGTGAGTCAGATGGATATTCCCGATGCGTCTTTGACGCAGAAGGGGAAGGTCCAGTTGTCTAGTAAGACGGATGGTACGTCTGAGGCGGTGGCGGCGACGGAGAAGGCCGTAAGGGATGCGAGGGTGGCGGCGATCAATGCAGCGTCTACAGATGCGACAACAAAAGCTAATGCGGCGGTAGCGCCAATTATCAGCTTGGATTCGTCCAATCTTGTTCAGAATTCGTCCGCAAACTTAGGGCTTTACGGGTGGAGTGACTATGGGTCAGCTCCATGGTCTGTGACCGCTGGTACTAACTTTAGAACGCTGAAGTATTTTCAAGTAACAGGAGCTGTGGCGGCTAACAGTTATGCAGTTCTTGATTCTAACCCAACCAATGTCATCGCTGGGACATACAACTTACAAGCAATGTTTTATACATTAGGAATGACAACGGGCATTTTGCTTATTGAAGTTAAAAATGCCAGTGATGATATAACAATCAATTCGCTTGTCGCCGACGCTAATTCCAATTGGCATCGGAAGTCGAAAACAGTAACTATTCCTTCCGGTGTAACATCGGTAAAACTTCGTCTGGTTGTAGCGGGTGGAGCATCCGGGGTTCCCGGGAGTGTTAAAGCTATTTCAAGGATTAAGTTTTCAGCGGGTGCGGTGGATGTACCGTACACCGCTGAAGCTGACGACCTTGCGCTTTTTCAATCTGGCGTTGATGCTAAAAACGGCATTGTGGGTGCCATTAACGCCAAGGGTGGCAATGCATCCACAAGTGACACATGGGTAACGTTGATGGCAAAAATAAACGCAATAGAACAAGGGCAATATGCAAAGTTTTCGCCAGATGTACGCGGTAATTATATAAACGTACCCGCTGGTTTTTCGGGACAAGTAGGGTCAGATATAGCAACTTTTGCAGCAGGAACAAAAGTTATTAGCCTTTTTACTAATTCGGCAGGTAACATGCTATCTCAATGCAACTATGGTGCTATTTCAGTTGCGTTTTCCCTTCGCGATAATCAGGGTGTTTTATGGCCCATACACACTCCGCATGGCAACAACACAGGTCTTTATTTTATTATGAGTGTTTTATTTTGCCAAATTGATTTAGTAGCCCGATCTATTTCTACTTATTTGAGGGTATCAACCGATGGTGCTTATTATACCCAGGGGCCTTTCGCCCCTAGTAATTTCAATACACAAGGCCCCATTAAACTTGTATACGCTGTGTACGATAATACATGGGCTCAATCTAGGGAGGTGTACTATAAAGTTACATTGACCTCCATTGTTTCAGGGTAAGCCAACTCTTAATGATAAGATAGAGAGTATTAAAATGAGTAGTAGGGGACATGGTGTAACCCTTACAAAGCTGTATACCAAAGGGGAGCAATAGCGAAGGGTATGACGTTGTGGACAAGTATCGGTTATAAACGTACACTCATTGCGATCGCACAAATTTTAATGATTATCACGAGTATTATTGCAGTGGTACATGGCGGGAAAACGGATAACTAAACACTATGAACATAAAGGTAGGATTACTGGAAGGTGCGAACTGGTCGAGTGGGGTAAGTGCTCTATATCACAAGGAAGATTATACTTGTGTGAAATAAATCAAGTGTTGTGGTACTGCACCAATAGAATTTGAGGGACGTAGCATGTTCAAAAGTGATTTTTTTAGGAAGTGAAGGAAGTGAACGAAAGCTCGCAAACCTTTTTAGGAGGTGAAACCATGGAAAAATGGGAAACCATATGGAAGTCTTTTATCGCTCTGCTAAGCAGCTCAGCAACCTACTTCTTCGGTGGTTGGTCAGGCGTGCTCGGGGTACTACTCGTATTCGTCATCCTCGACTACCTAACGGGTATCGCAGCGGCGGGGGCGAGTGGCAAGCTCGAAAGCAATGTCGGGATGTTCGGCATCGCGCGAAAGGTATTTATATTTGCAATGGTATCGGTGGCTCATCTGGTGGACGGTGTTCTGGGAGACGGACATTTGTTCAGGGATACGGTCGCCTTTTTTTATATCGCGAATGAGCTGTTATCTATTATTGAGAATGGGGGCAAACTGGGAGCACCCATTCCGCCTGCGATCCGGCAGGCCATTGAAGTGCTCAAAGGCAAGGGAGGGGACGGTGGGATTCCCGGTAGCTACACTCCTCATTCCAGAGAATCTATTGCACCGTCAGATCATGAGGACGTGGATCAACAGATTAGAGACGATACGAAGTAAGGATTCAGCATTCATTCCAATACGCCTTGTGGCAAGGGATAGGGCACTACCGATTCAAAAGTATGTACCATTTGTTACAAGTAGTGAAAGCTACGGAATCGATTCTGAAGAAGCGGTAGCGGTCGCCTTTGTCTCTAAATTTTAACCTTTAAATAATGGAGCATAAAAATTTGGAGACAACAGCGATCGGAAGAACGATCCGGATCTGGAACGGTCATGTACCGACTTGGTACGTATTCCTAAAAGGGTTGGTAGATAACCAACTTAAAGTACCTTTTACCATCAACAAGGGACACGCACACAAGCAATGCCAAGCCTCCTGGCATTAACTATATACAAACGGCAATTTGCCGCATAAAGGGTGTGAGAAACATGCAAACGAGAAGTTCGGGCAACACACAGGGCATTGACGTCTCCCGGTATCAGGGCAATATTGACTGGGCGAAGGTGAAGGCAAGTGGCATGACATTTGTGTTCATCAAGGCAACCGAGGGACAGACATATACCGATCCGAATTACCAGAAAAATGTAACAGGTGCACTGGCGGCGGGCATGCTGGTTGGAACGTACCATTTCTTCCGTGCGACATCTACCGATGGTGCCAAGGCAGAAGCGGCTCATTATGCCAATACACTTAACAAAGTTGGAGGCGCCAAGGCGCTACAACTGCCACCCGTCATGGACTACGAGAACAATCCCGGCAACCTGAGCAAAGCGCAGATGAATACGGTTGCCAAAGCTTTTTTAACCGAATTACAACGTCTGACAGGTGTAAAACCGATTATATACACGGGCAATTCATTTGCCGGGAATTTTGATACATCACTCAGCTCATACGATCTGTGGATCGCACGTTACAGCAACACCCGTGTACCGGAAGACCAGCCGGCATGGAAGCGTTGGACGTTCTGGCAGTATACGGATTCGGGCAAGGTGAATGGTATTAGTGGCAACGTGGATATGAATGAATTCGAGGGAACAGCGGCACAGCTCAGAGCAAGATACGCAGCAGCCACTCCGAAACCCCCGGAGCCATCCAATCCAACGAATCCAAGTCATCCGAATCCACCAACCGAACCACCGAAAGGGGGCGAACCGATGACAGCCGAAGAGAAAGCAGCGTTTGATGCGCTCAAATCCCAGGTCGACAAACTGCAGGCGCGTCAGCAAATGGAAGTTCCAGTATGGGCGAAAGCAGCTGTGGATGCGGCTCTGGCATATGACACCAAAAATCTATTGTTCAGCATCGATAATGGGGCGAGTTATGATTTTTACCGTTTTATTACCGTGATGCATCGCAGAGGTTTGTTTAAAAAGTGA